CCAAGAAGAAGCGCAGGGTTTATGAGCCACGACGTAGAGGTGCTTTCTTTAGACATCTTCAGAATCAGGTTGACTCGGAAGGCAACAGGATGAATCTCTATGAATGAGTGATAGCATGATGCTATTGCTCAGAAGATATGGACTCAATCCCCGTTATCGGGACAGCGATTGTTAACGCTCCTTACTGGTTACATCGTTTGTATATGAGTATCGACTACCCAGTCGATAACTTCGTTGTCTTCAACAACAATGGTCGAGATCAGATCACGCAAGAAGTCGAAGCTCTGAAGCTTGTACCTAATAAATACGTAAAGAAGGTAAGCGTCTGTCACCTTCCTGCGAATATCGGTTGCTCAGGTGCTTGGAACCTGATTATCAAGAGCTTCATGAAAGCTCCTTACTGGATCATCACCAATCACGATGTGATGTTCGAGCCGGGTTTTCTCCAGGAGATGAACGAGAAAGCTCAAGACCCGGAAGTAGGGACTATCCACGGCTCAGGCGGTGGTTGGGACGTCTTTCTTCTGAAGGACTGGATGGTTAAAAAGTACGGTCTTTTCGATGAGAACCTATATCCGGGCTACTGCGAGGATATGGACTACGGGATGCGTTTCATTCACGACGATATCAAACGAGTCTTATCTTTAGATCACGGTTACTACCACGGTACTCAGAAGAACGATTACTCAGACGGCAGTCAGACCTGGCGTTCAGAGCCTTCTATCGCTAACGGTATTCATCTGGCTCACGAGATGAATAAGAAATATCTACACCTCAAGTGGAGCGAATCTTGGCAAGCCCATGTGGACGGTGAAACTTATAAGACACCCTTTGATTTAGATGAACTTCCGGTCAGTTTCACCACCTATGACCTAGATTTCGTCCGCCGCAAGCACCTTGGTTTCTGATCATGACAAAACCTGTACGTCACCGAATTCCTAGTGAATGCTGGTCATCAGATGATGATCAGGCAGCACAAGCATTTGCAGACTGGGACTTTCTTGGAAAAGCTGTTCAGACCGCTGCGAAGTGTCGGATTGATTGTGATAACCCTTTTGCTAACGCTTTTCCTGGCGATCACTATCGCATCCTGGCTGGTCTTATCTTTAACCTTGATCGTTCTAACGGTCCCCTCACTCTGGTCGATATCGGAACACACTACGGCACTTCTGCTCGGGTGATGCTCGACTTCTCTCCTGATGAGGATAAGGTCGTAACCTTTGATATCACCCCGTGGCAAAAGTACGAAACTACTTATTTAACTGAGAAAGACTTCGAAGGTCGTCTGACTCAACACCTCGAAGATCTTAAAGATACAGCGGTCTTTTCTAAGTACAAAGAACTTCTAGCTAACGCAGATTTCATTATGTGCGACGGCCCGAAAGATGGAATTTTTGAGAGAACTGTCTACAGTCTTTTATCGACCTTAAACTACCCTGTAAAGCCTCGGTGGCTTTTCCTTGACGACATTCGCTTCCACAGTGAAATGGCTTCTTGGCGGGCGATTGACTCACCTAAAGTCGATCTCACGTCGTTTGGTCACTTCAGCGGAACCGGACTCGTCAACATCTCCGAGGGATTGAAGCTCGGCTAATGCCTTTTTATTCGGCTTACACAGCTAGTGGTTATTTGGTAAATAACCTCGAAAGTCTCTTAGAGCAGAAGGAGTTATCTTCTTTTGCTCTGAGTAAGATTGCTTGTTTGTCTCCTACAACGACAAGAAAGATTTGTTCTGATTCTCAGTACATTCCTTCTCCAGATGTTCTAGAAAAGATCTGTTTGTCGCTTGGTGTTACGCCCGGCGACGTTTTAGGAATTAAGAGTACAATGGAAATATCTGTTGCGATGAGTTCCGGTGTTTTCACAGGCTGATTATTCATTAGCAGCTCGTATGCTGGGTCTGCCGGAGCCTCGCACTCCTGACGAACAAGCAGCTGCTGCTCCGATGGTTGCTCGCGTTTTACGCGACATGACGCAAATGCGTCCTCCTAGTATTGAAGGAGGAATGGAAGGCCAGCCAAACGCTAGCTATATCGGAGCCACAAGGTCTTTAAATAATTATCCTCAAAACAACGACCCTCAAGCGAAAGCTCAATTAGAGTCTCGTCTTCGTGTGGAAACGGAAGACCCCACACACGATGAGTATTTGATGCAGCTTCTAATGATGATCTGCGAAGATCCAATGAAAGTTGCTCAAATGATTGACCTGCTTGAAGAACTACAGATGCAGGAGGATTGCCATACCGAACAACTTTCTTCTCAGCGGCCTGCTGAATACGACACTCCCAACATGGGAGGTAATTATTCGATGTTAAATGCACCGTCTAGCAACAATATCCCTCCCTCAGTTCAATACCAACAATTAAGCTGATGAACGCTCGCGAGAAACAACTTATTGAAAGGGATGTTAAAAAAGAAGCTCCGGAGCAAAATTCTTCGGAGTTTTTAAGGCGTTATCTAGTATCAAACTTTCCTCAGACTTCTTCTATTCCTAATACTGAACAGAGAAACCAGAAGTTACCGATGAATAACGCTGAAAATACTTTAAAATTAGACAACAAGCCCCTCAGTGGGACTCAGTACGACAACCCTGGGTTGACTTAGTTATGGTTGCTCCTTTAGTCGGTGCCGGTGGCGGTCTTCTAGGTAAAGTCCTATCTGTCGGCGGACCTCTTGCAACAGGTATAGTCGGTGGTTTGATTGCCCCTGGGGGCGCTCTTCGTACTGGTCCTACTCAACCAGCACCAGCGACTGGCGCAAACCTTCCGATTCCTAATTACGCTGACTTCGTACAGAAAATGTCGAAGATCAACTATTTTTTAGGGCTTCAGGGATTACCTCTTTACGACATTCAAGAAGAGTACAACAACTTAGTACGAACTCGTGAATTAATGAACGAAAGGTATGGTGAGCGAGAAAGGGCTTTAGAAGCAGTAAAGCAATCAGGGCCTGTGCTTGAATCTGCTATTGAAAAAGTTTTATATAAGCCTGATATTACCCAAGACAGGGTTCAAACTCAACTCGCTCAGATTGTCTGATCATGATTGTTTTACCTGACACCGACACCCCTGCATCTGGATTTTTAAGGAACGTCCTTATCAATCTCTTGGGTGGAGCTACTAAGAAAGAAGAGACAACTGCCCAAGAGGGCGGGAACAAAACGGCTGATGGAAAACCAGTACTAAATACAAGACCTGTAGAAGGTCCTGGAACACTCGGTCCAGACGCACCTCCGCCTCGCCAGGCTCCTATAGCTGATGCGGCTACTACTTTAGTAGATAGGATTACAGATCCAGTACTACGAAGACAGTTACTTGAGCTTGAATACGAACAAATTAAAAAGCGTGATGCTGACATCGCACGTTACCGCCTCGAAGGTCAACAAGAAGTAACGCGTCGTCAGGCTCAGAACAACGTTATCAACGCGTGGAAGGAAGTAGAAGTAAAAACAATCGAAAAAGAAAGAGATATGGCATTAGGATTAGCAGAGGTGGCTTATCGATCTTCGATGCCAAATCCTAATACCATGCAAGGTTTAAATAATGCAGCTGCGACTGCAGTTAATGCCTTTGCAAATCGACCCAGTGCAATAGGTTAATCATGAGCATTCTTGGTGGCATCGGAACTATTGCAGGTGGTATCTTTGGTGGCCCTGCTGGAGCAGCCGCTGGTGGTGCAATCGGAGGTGGTTTAGACCAAATTTTTGGTGGCGGAAGCAGTAGTAGCAGTAGCAGCAGTGGAAGTGGAAGTGGCTCTTATTCATTAAGCCCTGAGCAATATGCTTACATTGCTCAGCAGCTTGCAATCGCAAATACACCTTTAACGTTGGCGACCCAACGTTATGGAAACTTGCTTGGTGCTGAATTAGGTAACTTAGGTATTCTCAGTAATTTAGCTGGCACCTCGTCTGCCAGTGTCTTGAAAGACGCCTTCACTCGCGGTCAGTTGGCGACTCAACTTCGAGGAAGAGAATTAGATTCTTTACGTGATTTAGGTCAACAATTAGCATACCAAGAAGGTCAGACAAGGCTTGGTATTGCTGCCATGTCGCCTCAGTTTTATGGACTCGCTGGGGAAAAGATGCTCAGCGGTGAAGAATCTCTCGGAAGAGCCATTGGTAACACAAACCTCGCATTGAAGGCTAACGAGCAGCAAGCCAAGATTGACATTGCTAAACAGCAGAACGTCGATTTAGGTAAAGCTATGAACACCCGAGCACAAGCTGAGGGGAATCTTGCTCTGGGTAGTCAGCGTATTGCAGGTAACCTTGCTCAGCTGGAAGGGCAAACAATTAGCGGTTTGACTCTCAATAAAGCAAGGACCCAGAGTGACCTTGCTCGTATTCGAGGTAATATCGAAGGACAGAAAGAGTTACGGCGTTACGGCGCTGAACTCGCAATGTCAGGTCAACGATCCTTCGCATGATTGATACGCAAGCACCTTCTACAAACACTGTGGGGGATTGGCTTGCAGTTTTAGATAAGACTGAAAAAGATGCCTTCTTGCACTATGTCAAGAACAGCACTAGCGACATTGAATCGTATCTATACGCTCGTTTCCTGCGTCCTGCTTATAGCGGCAGTATTGCCGACCTCACCGCATGGGTTCAGGAAAAATACCCCAAGCAAGATTTACGAAAGGTCCTGTTGATCGAAATCGACAGCTTGAAGATGGACATTGACAATGTCCGTCAAATGACCATTACGGGAATGCTTGATCATGCCACAGCGGCGACAAAAATCAGCGTCCTTCAAAAAGAACTTCGGTCACATATTCAGGCCGTCCGACAGCTTACTGACGGTATTGATCGTCGCGGTCTTTTGCTTGCTGGTGCGGATCGTTGTCTTCGCGAGCTTATGAATAGCTTCGAAGACACACCCGCCATGGCTGATCTATTGGATGACGCAGCAATCGTGGTGTGGGGAACCATCGAACGAGAAGAAAAGTCCTGACCGACTTTGATCGCGAGAGATTTCTTTACTGGTTGTTCGCAACCGTATTAGTAGTCAACGCGGTTTTCTTTGGCATTGGCGTTGTTGTTTGCAGCAGAAAAGCTGAGCCATTAGCTTCATGTCCGACTATTGGAGATCGTTTTGATTCGTTTAGCGAAAGAACCATGGCGTCTGTGCTCGGATTAATAGCAGGATCCGCTGCCGCAAAGAGTGTTGCTTCGCGACAACGGATTAAGAAAAGAGACGATCCCTAGATCCTTTCTAAAAGAGCCAAAATATTAACTAAAGGACATTTGAAGAGACCCATAAAGGAGTCGTTGACACCTAAAGCAAGTTCAATGGTGTCATCTTCTTCGATGTAACTACCCCCAAAAGGAAGAATACAAGCAGGTTGAGTTGATACAGGACTGCCACCAACATCAGTCCACCAGATCAAATCATCTTCCACAGCGCCTGTAAATAAAGGCTCTGTACTTTGGCGGGTGATCTTGGTCATATTTTCATCGAGTGTAAGAACACCCAAGTGATAAAGAAGAACCTGACGTTGGATACTCATATCGAATACCATGTGCTTCCAGTGGAAAAACACAAGCCACTCGTCGCCAATTTTTATAGGAGCCGTGGAATTAAAAGTCGGGAAATCGTGAGTAAGTTTTTTTAGTGATGAAGAGTCAACTACTTTGTCGGGTTGACCGGGAGTCTTAATAACGAGAGGAGCGACACTATAAAGAAGTCTTAGATGTTCTCCTTCAGAGAAGAAGCACCAGTTTTTTTCTGGCTTTCCTGATTTGTGATTGTCTCCTACATCGGGGTATACACAGTCTTCTACAGTCCCAAAATCACTAATACTTCCTACACAAACTTTTGGGGCATTGATCATCTTGTGCTTCGAACTATCCCATTTGGATGCGTAAGAGCTGGTGATGAACTGAAGATGTAATTCGTCGTCAGGCGTTACAAAGATACGTGCGTCCTCGTAGCTGAGTCGATGAGGAGTTTCACGAATTTTACGAGCACCTGCGATGGTATTTTCTGAAATCAATTCACCTACATAAACTTCTGTAGGAGTGTTGTTGTAGTAGAAGTATTTACCGTCATGCCTAAAAACAAAAGGTTCAGGTTGACTTCTGAAAGAAATCAAACGATGTCCTTTGTGATTGAAAAGACAAGGACTAAAATTTGCAATCGAATTTTCAGGCAAACCCCAGTTAATCCTGGTGAATTTACCTCCGATATCATCAGCTTGTTGATAGACGGTGGGAACCGACTTAGTTCTAATTTTTAAAGGAATTTTGGTGTACTGAAGAGAAGTTGCGTAGCGAATACGTTGATCGGTCATTTCAGCACCTCGATAGCTTTTTGGAATCCTTCAGCGACAGTTTCCCAGCGATACTGAGGGTTCTGGGTTACTTCATAGCAGTCGTCTGCGACCTTTTTACGATACTCTTCATCGTTATAGAGCTTCTCTAAATAATCAGCTGCGTGCTTAAAGTCCACGATTCCTCGCTCAACACCTAAATCCTTATCAGTGATCCACGCTGCTACATCAACCATGCATGCTTTTCCAGCCCAAATGTCTTGACACGACGTGTGGTTAGGTACGACCTGAGGTTTTCGACACATCGCGTGCTCGAAGGGTACAAGGCCCCAACCTTCTCCATTAGCAGTATTAATACCTACGTCTGTTGCGTTGTAGATGAGGTTAAGCATTTCATCAGGAGGAGCCATCATGTAGTTCATGTTGGGCGTCATGATCAACTTTTGAGTCGGATCTTGTCCACGCCTAATCATCTCGGTCTCGAATAACTCAGGCACGTTCCAGCCCATGTCCTTTTCTCCCATGTGGAGATAAAGAGCGACATCTTTCTTGTCTTTGGCGAACTCAGCAAAAGCTTTAATCGTTTGATCGATAAGCTTTCTAGGTTGATTTCTGTTACCGTTGAATACAATAAACTTATCTAAAGGAATACCAAGCTTCTTACGCGCTTCGTCTTTATCGATCTCGTAGAATTTCTTCTGATCGAGCCCGTGGGGAATAACCCCCATTTTCTTCGCCTCAACCCCTTGTCTCATCATCCGTTGAGCTTGTTGGATGGTGAAGGTAATAGCGAAATCAAAGTCTTTGACAAACCGAAGCATTGATTTTGAGTAATACTCAGAATCAATGGGGAAGTAGGCGATGAACTTAAAATTCATCGAGTGCTTGAGCAAGTGGATCCGCTCCCACACCTGATTAACAATCCAGATGTCATTAAGGCAGATAAAAATATCAGGTTTTTCTTCTTGTACGACTTGCTGAATCCTTCCGATACCAAAACGGTCTGATGGGTTGTGAGCCGCTGCTGGGTAGATCTTATAAGGGTACTTATGAGGGTCGCCAGTGAAGTTAATAGCAAACATCACTACTTCATTATTTTTGCTCAAATGCTCTACGATACTGTGTGTAACACGAGCAAAACCAGTGTTCGAGACTCCGTCTCCGTACCAAAGTATTTTTGCCATCACTGATTAGAATTTCGATAACAGTATACAAACAGTTTAAGAAAGTGCCTAGCAGAGAAACATTCGCTTACAGGCGTAATTTACGGTTAAAAGCACAACGTGCTGTAGAGAAGGATGATTCTTCTGGGACGGATTCTGTGTTCAGGAGAGCACAAGATGACTTCTTAACTTTCTGCACAGTATTAGATAAACCTCCTGCAAGGCACATGCTGGAGTGGCATCAAGAATTAATTACAGGCGAGAGTAATAAATACTTATTAGACATTGCTGGTCCGAACCTAGACATCCTTGCTCCACGTGGATCTGCGAAAAGTACGGTTCTCAACCTTTTTACCGCGTGGGTTATCGGAAGACACACAACAGCACAGAGACCTCTACAGATTATCTATTGTTCATACAACATCAACACCGCAATACCAAAGAGTCGAATCATTAAACAGATCATCGACTCAACCTCGTTTAAAAAGATCTTTCCCAAGGTCAGGCTTAAACAAGGTATGCAGAGCGATATCGGTTGGTCGATCGACTTTGATTACGCAGGCATCGACCGAATCGGTGATGAGGAATTCACGCTTCGCGCAGCTGGTCTGAGGGGTTCGATTACTTCGAAACGTGCTCACCTAGTGATCGTGGATGACCCTATTAAATCAAGTGCAGACATTAAGAACCCGGCCATTCGAGAGGAGATGAACAACAACTGGTCCTCGGTTATCGCTCCGATTGTGTTTGAAGGCGGTAGGTCGATCTGCTTGGGAACCCGTTTCCATCCCCTCGATATCCACAAGACGATGTTCATCCCAGCCAAGGGCTGGAAGCAGGTGTCTCAAGAGAGTCTCACTTACGACAAGATGGGTGAGGCAGTCAGCTACTGGCCTGAGCAGTGGTCAGTCAAGTATCTTCTAGGACAAAAAGAATTAGATCCGGTCGCTTTCGCGTACCAGTATCAGCAACAGCCGGTCATGACCTCTGATCTGGTGTTGTCCCCTGACCTGATTATTAAAGGTGATGTTGAGACTGAGTTCGATGCATTAGCTGTGGGTATCGACCTTTCAGCAAGTAAGAACGAAACTTCTGACTACACAGCTTTTGTTCTTGGTGGTCGTCTCGGAGATAAGTATTACATCATCGATTCTCATCAGGTCCGATCTATTGGAAACCTCGAAAAGATCGATATGCTCTGCGACATGCTTGTCGAGTGGGGCATTCTCCAGCTTCAGAACGATGAATACTTCCCTACTTACTCCACTGTCACTCTCGTAGTGGAAGCAGTTGCCTACCAGGCGTCTCTCGCAGCTGATCTCAGACGAGTCTTAATTCAAGAAAGAGGGCTCGGGAACATCCACATCCATGAAGTAAAAGGATTCCGTGGTGACAAAGTTGCAAGATTCAGAGGCACTCTGGGTCTTCTTGAGAACAAAAAAGTAACCTTCAACAAGTACAGAAAGTTCGATGCACTGACGGATCAATTAATCAACGTCGGTGCCACGTCTCACGATGACCTTCTTGACGCGTACACCTGGCTAATGACGTTTTTACAACGTCGGGGCAACTTCTCTATCGAATACTGATGTCTTCTATTTACATTGCCGTAACGGCTCATAATCCGCTTAAGAGAGTTGAGACTACACTTGAGACACTCCGAGGGTATGAGTCTCTTCCCTTAGATAAAGAAATAGATATTTTCATCGACAGCGAACATGCTTACGACCTCGATGAATTTTCATTAATCGTAAGCGCACACACGAAACTTGGAAAAGTAGGTTTTCAGGTCGCTCCTCCAGAGTTCACTGGGTATTACTTGTGTTGGGCACATAAGGAGACTTTTAAGCGCAGAGTCTTATCAGGTGACTTTGATTACTACATGTACTCAGAGAACGACATGAGGTTCACTGAGAAGCAGTTCAACTATTGGATTGAGTACAAGGATCTTTTAAAAGCACAGAACCTTGAGCCAGGTTTCTGCCGCGTGGAACGATACCAGGGGCGGATGGTTCCTTTCGACAACTACAGAAAGTGGAATCTTGACGGAGTTACAAAAGACTGTTGGGGCGACATTCCCTACAAAAATCAGCTGATTCTCGCAGTTAATAATCCTGACATCGTTGGGTTCACATCGCTAGGCAACCCTTATGGCGGTCTTATGATTCTCGATCAAGACCAAGCTGAGACTTATATCAAGAGTGATAGCTGCGACCCCAACAAAAGCCACGCTCTGACTGGAGTTAGGAACTGGCCTATTGCAGACAGGTCTTCGATGGGTATTGCGTTTGAGGACCTTAAGCCTGGGCAAGAACATCGCCGTGTGGTCCCAATCGTTCGCAAAGAAGATAAGTTTGTTATTCCTGAGTGCGCTCTGGTGGAGCACATGGACGTTAAATACTCTGCTGACTTATTCGAGAAAGTAGGTATTATCGACACGGAATCGATGCTCACTTACGGAGGTTGATAATGCGCGAAGCTTTCGTCCCCTTTGATGACTCTTCAAGCAGTGTCGATCACCCTTCGCACTACAACCAGGGCAAGATCGAGTGCATTGAAGCGATGAGAGCTGCTTTTGGAGATGAAGAAGTAAAGATCTTTTGTAAGCTCAATTCCTTCAAGTATCACTGGAGAGCAAACGATAAGGAGGGTCTGAAGGACATAAAGAAAGCACAATGGTACGTAGATAAGTACGTAGAACTTTCTGAGTTAGACTGACACAAAAGCCTTAGAAAATGGACATTAAAGCCTTCGGCTCTTATTACGGGCAAACTTCGCAACTGCCTTACTGCAGCGGCTTTGTGTGGACACCTAGCGACGGTGAAAAAAGTTTCACGACTTCTCGCGCTCTTTTCATCGAATCAAAAAGCAGTTCAAGTAAGGATGACTTATATGTTCGGATGAATGACATGCCTGGTCAGTACATCCATGTAGAAAATATTGCAGGTGATATGGAACTTCCTTGGGCTGCCACAGCGTTGAGCGGCGGCTCTGTTAATGGCGTTGTTGTCTTGTACTGATGTCTGATTACGGAAACTACGGCAACATTTTTGCCGGACAGTACAAGGACGCTATGAAGGCTGCGGCCGAAGAGCGTAAGCGTGAGCGAGGGACAAGCGAGTTCTTTGCTGGCGACGTTCAACGTGGACTCGACCAAGAGATTGGTGCGCCTACTCCTCCAGTAGGTGAGTCAGTACAACGTGATGATGCTCAGTTCGATCCAGGCGTGGACGAAGATATAGAGACGACTAAGAACTTTCTCCTCAAAAGAGCGAAAGAGCGTCTCAACGAAGTAGCAAGCGTAGAAGATTGAGCTACCATGCTGATACCGTGATCAGCGTGAAGTGTTAATCGATTGCTTTCCTTACTTCAACGAGAAGGAACTCCTTGAGCTTCGTATCGCCACGCTGAGCGATCACGTTGATGGCTTCTTAATTACTGACGCTAACCAGACGCACAGAGGTGAGCCTAAAGAGTTCACGTGTGTAGATACACTGCGTGAGCTTGGTATTCCTGAAGATAAGGTTCAGGTTCTTCACGTTGAGCTGCCTACTTATGAGGAAGCACCTGATCCGTGGGTACGCGAAAGAGGACAACGGGATGCTCTGAGCACTGGTCTTTTCATGCTCCCCGACGACACCTTCTTTATCTGCTCCGACTGCGACGAGATCACAAACCCCGAGAAGATTGAAGATATCAAAAAGGCTGTCATCGATAACCCCGAAAAGACTGTTCGCATGAGCATGTCGATGCACTACGGTCGTGCAGATCGTCAGTTGCAGTCGCCCACGGAGGAAAAATTTGATTGGCGTTGCGGTACAGCAAGCACCGTGGGCCAGCTTCGTGAGTTTGGAACTCTTTCTTCTTTACGCGCTACCACTAACAACTTCTACGTTGGCGACCGAGATGCGGGTTGGCACTTTAGTTGGATGGGTGACGCTGATAAGCGTCGTACTAAGCTTCGCTCTATCGCCGAGTATTACATCTGGGACAAACCAGAAGTTCAGGAACTCTGCGATAACTTCGAGCCGGAGGAGGGCAACACTGACATGTTGGGTCGTCAGGATCATTTAATTACTTCCTATCCGGTAGATAAACTTCCCGAAGCTGCACTTAGAATAGAACGAGTCCGGAATTACCTGCTTCCCGATGGCTGACAAGATGCCCCCTGAGCTTTTAGAAAAGTTCAAAAAGGACCGCGAAGAAAAAGAAGCCCAAAGCGACGGCGAGGGTAAGATGGAAAAAGCAAAACGAGCTAAGGAAAAAGCTCGTTCCTACAAAGAAAAGAAGTAAGTTTTTCTTAAATGACAGCCTCTACGGAAATTCGCAATCAGTTTGAGGAGATCTTAGAGGCTGCTCGCACTCAAGATCGTTCCAGCCAAGCTGCGACGATGGTGGTTCTTAGCCATCTACAGCAGATGACTCTTCTTATGATTAAGAAGGGTCTTTCTTTCTACTGCGATCAGGACACCTTCAAGAGTCGAACGAAGTTTCTAAGAGATGTTATCGAGCTAAATCGTCTCGATATTCGTTTCCCAGCGATTATCAGAAACTTTCTTATCGACGGTTGCGGACTCTTTTATTTCCGTCCCGATCAAAAACTGAAATATCAAATTTATTTTTTCAACAAAGAACAATATCGGGTTTACCACGACCTCAATGGACAGGTTGAAGAAGTAGTCATCCTGTATAGCTATAAGGTTAAAAATCAGAATCTTGGACTTCCTAGCGATGTTCAGGGCCAGAATAAGCGTTACGTTCGTCTCGCAATTACAGCTGACGAGATCAAGGAAGCAGAGACTGATACCGAATTAAGCTTCGAGCTTGACCCAGGTACGATTATTACTCAAAAGAGTCGGCCTAATACCTTAGGTTTTGTACCGGCTGTCGAAGTTTTAAATAAGCCAAACGCCAGTGGCACTGAAGGTGAAGGTGATTTCGACCCCTTCATGGAACAGATCGTGTTGCACGACAACATGATCAAAAACATTTCGAAGAACATTGAGTTCTTCGGAAACCCAACTCTGATCTCTAGTCGTCCTCGTTCAGATCTGGTCGAGGCAGCTGATGCTGGAAGCGCATTCCGTCCCACTATCAGTTCACAGAGTGGCTTTGCTGGACGTGATACTCCTTCGACTCGCGTAAGCGAGCCTTTTGGAAGTTCTATGGGAGGTGGTCTCCGCGTCCCACGGATTATTGCAAACGTTGAGCCTTCTGATCGTGTCGGCTACATGACGCCTGACCCGATTAGTGGTGACATGAACCGCTATGCACTTCTTCTGAGGGAAGAGATCCGTACTGCTCTTGGCGGTGTGGATGAGATCTCCATCTCAGCAGGTGCCACGGCAACTGAGATCAAAGGTCTCATGGGTCGTGCGATGGCAACTGCGACTCGGAAGAACAAAAGTTTCCTTACTTACGGCTTTTGTCGTTTGTTGGAAATGATGATTTTCCATCAGGAAACCATCTTCCGTGAGTCGTTTATTGCTGCAGCAGGATTAAAAGAGCCAGCATTACCCAAAGAATTAACGGAAGAATCACAGGCTAAATACGACAAAGCAGTTTCACGTTTTAACTCGAAACTTAATGTTTTAATTCGCGGTGCTTTAGAACAAAATAAAGTACCTCCTGGTGTTATAGGTCTGCCAGAAGATGGGGATCGTTCTGTAAGTTACCGTTTCCAAGGCGATGTCTATGAAGACACCTCCTACGACGTCTTACAGAAGTCAATGGTGGTTCGAAATATGCAGGAATTAGGTGTTGAAAGCGTTGAGGCTTTGAAATACTTATTCCCCGACAAAAATGAGTCCGAACGTGCAGAAATGTTGAAAGGATTTCCTTTCAGAATGGTCGGACAAGTACAGTCGGCAATGCAGCAATTCCTGGTATTATTAAACCAGATGTTGCAGTCTCCGCATCCTCTTGCGCCTGATCAACCTTTAGCGGCTGATCCTAGACTGAATATCACACCGCTCCTTTACAGGACGTTTGATCACCTTGCGGAAGAACTAACTTACTCGGGTAGCTATGAGCCAGCAGATCCAAGCTTCGACCCCGAGCCCGGTCTCCCCGGCGGCAGCCCCGGCGGTATCCAGCGACCAGGGCTCAACAACCGCCTACCCGCAGTGGGTGGCCCAAACAGCTACCCCGGCGGTAGCTTCGGTTCCTACGGCACAACCGCCGTCCCAGGCGGCACCGGTTACGGACCCTTCTATCAGCAACCCGTACAGCCCGTCAACGTCAGCTTCCTCCCCCAGCAACCCTTGGGAAGCAGCGATGGGGTCCCTGGAGCGGGTTCTGGGTCAAATTCCTTCGACTTCCCAGTCCCCCTCCCCTTACCAGGCAGCACCGTCGCAGACCCAGGTAGCTCAGGTCCCTACAACACAGATCAGTCAGCCTTCACAGGCCCAGCCTTGGGCTTACCAGCAGCCGGTTCAGCAGACCTCGCCTACCAGCGTCTCA